TGGTAGAAAAAGGGCGCAACGGTAATCGCTGTGCAATTAAGGATAGTAAGACTATGGCTAAAAAGACAAAAACACCTTGGTATCAGGCATTACTTAAAGCCAAGCGTACAGTTGACGAGGCTTTGAAAGAGGCTAAAGAAACTGAAGATGATGATGATCTAACCGAAGATGATGAACCTGAAGATAATGACAAAGGCAAAACTGCCGATGCTGTTGTAAATCGTCAAATTCTCAAAATGCTTAAAACCATGGATTCTCGACTTGGTGCTTTGGAGAAGAAAAAAACCAAAGATTCGGATGATCCTGAAAAAACCGAAGATGGTGACGATCCTGAAGAAGATCCAACAAAAGACGATGGTGATTTGACCAAAGCCGAACCAGCTAAGAAATTAAATGAAAGTGGTGTGGAAAAATACACGGGTGATTCACTTCAGGATATTCGTGCACGTGCTGAAATTCTTGCACCCGGCTTAAAACTTCCCACGTTAGATTCAGCGTCTAAAGACATTGGCAAAGTTGCTGATACGGCAAAACGTAATGCTCTTAAATTGGCTTACGCAACCGCCGACGGTGTTAAAACGATTGGGCCATTTGTTGGTGGTGCTAATGCCAATATTGATGCATTACCAGCTTATACGGTTGATGCTGCCTTTATTGGTGCATCAGAACTTATCAAACAGCAAAACAATGCGAAAGGTGTACGCACTGGTGTAACGACACGTGACTTCGGTCGCTCAGCTCCAACGCCTGCTGACATTAATGCGAAAAACCGCGCTTTCTGGAATAAAGGGTAATAAATATGAGTAATGCTTTTTTATATCGCATGCCGTCTGGTATTGCGGGTGATGTATCACGTAAATCACATTCAACGATTGAAGCGCATAACACTGTGGCGGGTTTTGCAGGGGTTGGTCTGTTCGGTAAATTAAATGCCGATGGTAAATTTGCCCCTTTGACGGCCGCTGATACTGCCGCCAATATTTATGGCCTTATCGTTCGCTCCTATCCAACCCAGTCAGCAAGCAATGGCTTAGGTGCATCCGTTCCAGTAGCTGGCTTTAACGACGTATTGCGCCGTGGCTATATGACTGTGAAATGTAATGCAGGTACAGCAAAAACTGGTGGGAAGGTATTTGTTCGTATCGGTGCAGGGACTGAAGCAAAACCAATTGGTGGTATTGAAGCTGTTGCAGATGCGGCCAACACGGTTGAAGTGAATGCAATCTTTATGCATAACGCAGATGCATCGGGCAATGTGGAAATCTCTTACAACATCTAAATTTTAATGACGTAAATCTGGGACGCTAAATGCGTCTTTTTTTACGCCTAGGGAAAAGAACATATGAGTAAATTACTCTTGGCCACAACCATGGCACAAGCTGTTGCAATGGGGAATCCTATTCGCGCACGTACACGCGACCAGATGATGACATTTGATCAGCGCACGGTCGATAGCTCTGGTGCATTCTTGGTTGGTGAGCTTGAGCGCTTAGACCAAACCATGCATGAACCACTGGCTTCGGTTACATGGTCGCGTGATATTGATTTGCGTTCTGATGTGTCGATTGCGGATGAAACATCATCTTTTACCAACTCGACTTTTGCGGCCGCTGGTGGCCCATCGGGCAATGGTAAATCTTGGGTCGGTAAGAACACTGATGCCATCCAAGGTATTGCGTTAGATATTGGTAAAACCGCTACACCATTAACTTTGTGGGCTATGCAGATCGGCTACACCTTGCCTGAGCTTGAGTCGGCATTGAAAGTAGGCCGTCCAGTTGATGCACAAAAACATGCAGGTCTTACGCTTAAATACAACATGGATGTGGATGAGCAAGTCTATATCGGTGATGAACAACTTGGCTTGGAAGGCTTATTTAACTCCAGCAAAGTGGGTGCAACAAACGTCAATACGTCATGGGCGACCGCTACACCGCAACAAATTGTAGATGACGTTAACCTCATTTTAAATAATGCATGGATTGCATCTGCTTTTGCTGTATGTCCAGATAAGTTGCTTATTCCGCCAGTACAGTTCGGCTGGCTGACAACTCGTGTAGTGAGTGATGCCGGTAATATTTCGATCTTAGAATATTTGAAGATCAATAACCTTTGTATGTCGGTCAATGGTAAGCCTTTAGACATTCAGCCGTCTAAATGGGCAGTTAAGCGTGGTGTTGGAAATACCGACCGCATGATGTGCTACACGCAGTCAGAAAATCGCGTCCGCTTCCCATTGGTGCCGTTACAGCGTACACCACTTGAATATCGTGACCTACGCCAACTAACAACTTACTTCGGTCGTGTTGGTGCGGTTGAGTGGGTTTACCCTGAAACAGCTTTCTATGCCGATGGCCTATAAGGAATATTGATCATGCCTCAAATTTTATTAACCAAGCAACTTGTAGTGAATCTTGGTAAAGATGAGCATGGTCAGCAAAAAACAGTAACCCTTCCTGCAGGTGTGCAGGAGGTGGAAGCTGAAATTGCTGATCATTGGTTTGTTAAAGCGCATTCACAGGAAATAACCCCATCGACTGCGATCAATCAAAAGCTTCAAGACAATTTTGATCAATTGAAAGCTGATCACGAAGCACTGCAAACCCAATCCAATGAAGCGACTAAGAAAATCACTGAATTGGAAAAACAAGCCAAAGCGGATGCCAAAACAATTGCTGATCTTCAAAAGCAGATTGCGGAAAGCACCAAAGTGGATGCAGAAGTTAAGCCCGATCCGAAGGCCAAGTAATCATGCTAGATGAATCAACCTTTCGGCAGACTATGCCAGTATTTGCGGATGTGGATATATTTCCACCTGCACAATTCAATTTTTACTTAAAACTTGGAGTGAAACTACTACCTGAATGCCGTTGGGATGATTTGCTGGATGAAGGGCTTACGTTCTTTGTGGCTCACTATTTAACACTTTATGCACGTGATATGGCATTTGTTGATGTTGGTGGTATTGGTGGCAAGGTTGTGGGTAATGAAACCTCTAAGTCGATTGATAGTGTATCCAAGTCAATGGATGTATCGGGTGTGATGATTACTGACGCGGGCCATTGGAATCAGACCACATATGGTATCCAGTTTTATCAGTTAATGATGATGGTTGGAGCGGGGGGCATTCAGTTATGAGTGTGACTGTTACAGGAGTCGGGTTGCTAGATATTCTGCAAGCTGTAGAAGATCTAACCTCTCAAGAGGTATTGGTCGGTATCCCACACGGGGAAACCCGCGAAGATGGCATGACCAATGCTGAACTTGGTTATCTGCATGAAAATGGCTCACCAAGTCAAAACATTCCAGCGCGTCCTGTTTTGGTTCCAGCGCTTGAACGAGTTCAGGATCAGACCGCTGATTTACTTGTAAAGGCGGCACATGCTGCTTTAGATGGTAATTCTAATAAAGTGGATGCAAATCTAAAAAGAGCAGGAATGGTCGCGCTTAGATCGGTTCGACTTTATTTTGTTGAGGGCACATTTGCACCATTGTCATTAGCTACGATCAGAGCGCGAGCTAATCGTGGTCGAAGTGGTGCCAAGAAATATCTGAAGCAAATTAAAGCAGGGCCACCTGAGGCGGGATTGGTTAGACCTTTGATTGATACAGCTCAGTTCAGGAAATCTACCACCTACATTATTAAAAAAAATGGGGAAGAGGTTCACAATGCCCAATCTTGATGTAAGTGATGTTTTGCTTGACCCTGACTTTATGAGCAAAGGTATTGAGTGCAAGAAGACTGCGGTAGTGATTGGTGATAATGGGCGACCAGAAACCACTGTCACTAACCATAAGTTTAATGGTGTTGTGACAAGCAATGATGGCTTTAAGTTGGATAGACGACCAGATGGTACCGTCATTAAAGGTGCTATTAATATTCACACGCGTTTTGTTTTAAGTGAGGGTGACGAAAGTCATCAAGCAGATGAGGTAACGTGGCAAGGGCGCGATTATATTGTTCTACAAACAAAGCCAAACCTTCAATACGGGCGTGGATTTACTAAAGCAATCTGCATCTTAAAACCTATCTCGGGATAACTATGAATACTTCAGCAACGGGTGGATACATTCTGCCCGATGGCGGAGTTGTGCCTAACGATCAGGATCTTGAAGATATTTTTCAAGCTTTCATTAAGGGTGTGACTGGGCTATCTGGGCAAATGGTGCGTCCACGGTTTCAAGAAAAACCACCGCCAGTTCCTGCGATTGGTGTGGATTGGGTCGCATTTGGGGTTAAATCTCAACGCTCAGATGACGGCCCTTATTTCGACCAACATGATGAGAATGCCATATCAATTCGCCATGAGGTGATTGACATATTCTTGTCATTTTACGGAACTCACGGTCAGCACTTCGCAAAGCTATTTACCGATGGCACGGCAATTCCACAAAACATTGATCA